AGTGGACAAGACACTGGCAATCGTCAAAGAACGTATTAACGAGAAGCAAGCCCAGCTTGCTCATGCCGTAAGCGAGGGCACAATGAAAGATTACGCAGAGTATCGCGCAATATGCGGGGAGATTCGGGGTCTATCCATCGCAGAAGGCTTTATCTTAGACCTTGCAGACCAAATGGAGCGTCACGACAATGAGTGAAATACTAATCGCTACAGAAAGCGGTGAAGTACCACAGACTGAAGAAGAGAAAGCTAAACAGCTTCCTGAGCCCGCCGGATACCACATATTGGTAGCACTACCGGAGATTGAGGATGCGTTTGATAGCGGGCTTCTTAAGGCGGATCAAACCAAGCAGTTTGAAGAAGTGCTGGCAACCGTGTTCTTTGTCGTAAAGATAGGGCCGGACTGTTACAAGGACGAAAAACGGTTTCCAAGCGGGCCGTGGTGCAAAGAAGGTGACTTTGTATTAGCCCGTCCGAACAGCGGCACCCGCCTGAAGATCCACGGTAAAGAGTTCCGTCTTATCAATGACGACACAGTGGAAGCAGTTGTGCAAGACCCACGCGGCATTCGTCGCGCATAAAGGAGATAGCAATTATGGAACAACAAGAATTTCAGTTTCCCGACGAGAAGGAAGAGAAGGGCAACCCCGCCGAGTCTAAGCTGAATGATATCGAATTTGAAATAGAAGACGATACTCCTGAAGAAGACCGTGGTCGGGAACCGTTGCCTAAACAGATCGTCGAGGAGCTTGATCAGGATGATCTGGAGGACTATTCCGAAAAGGTGAAAGTCCGTCTGAAGCAGATGAAGAAGGTGTACCACGATGAGCGCCGGGAGAAGGAACAAGCCCTGCGAGAGCGTCACGCTGCGGAAGACTTAGCAAAAAGAATACTTGAAGAAAACCGTAACCTCAAAGGTAGGCTTTCTGAAGGGGAGAAGACTTATCTTCAGACTTATCAGTCAGCAGTTGAGCTAGAGGTAGACGCGGCTAAGAAAGCTTATAGAGAAGCCTACGATGCCGGAGACACGGATAAGTTGCTAGATGCGCAAGAAAAACTTAATTTTGCCCAAATTAAGTTGCAAAAGGCAAAAGATTACGTACCCTCTTTACAATATGATCCGAATGAGGTACAAAGTAGTCCAGAAGTCCCAGTGGCTCGTCCTGACCCAAGGGCAGTTGCGTGGCAAGAGCGCAATACTTGGTTCGGTCAAGACGAGGAGATGACTAGTCTTGCACTTGGGCTACACCAAAAGCTAGTCAAACAGTACGGTAATCAGTACACGTCCACCGACGAATACTGGCAGAAGATTGACGGAACCATGCGTCAACGCTTCCCGGACTACTTCCAAGATTCTACGCAGCAGGAATCTAAACCTGTCTCGCGCACAGAAAAACCGTCCACGGTCGTAGCTCCTGCGACCCGCAGCACATCCTCCAAAAAGATAGTGCTAAAGAGATCGCAGTTGGACACTATTAAGCGTCTTGGCATCACCCCTGAGCAATACGCCCGTGAACTAATGAAAATGGAGGCCAACAATGGCTGAAAACAGACTTGCCCGTGAACTTGAAACTCGTGCCGTGCAGGAGCGCCCCAAGCAGTGGGCTCCACCTGAGCTTCTCCCTGAACCAGATAAGCAACCCGGTTTCGCGTACAGATGGATTCGCGTCTCGACTTTGAACAACGCTGACCCACGTAACCTATCCGCCAAACTGCGGGAGGGCTGGGAGCCGGTCAAGATTGAGGAGCAACCAAAATTTCAACTGCTAATCGACCCGAATAGTCGCTTTAAGGACAACGTCGAGGTTGGTGGGTTGTTACTTTGCAAGACTCCGCAGGAGCTGGTGGATCAGCGTAATGGCTACTACCAGAAACAGTCCGAAGGACAAATGGATTCTGTAGATAACAGCCTGATGCGCCAGAACGACCCAAGGATGCCGCTGTTTAATGAGCGGAAATCTTCAAGTTCGTTCGGGAAGGGAAGTTAATCTAAACTTTTTGGAGCTAAACATGGCTTTTCCGACTGTATCGGCCCCTTACGGGCTAAAGCCGATCAATTTGATCGGTGGTCAGGTGTTTGCGGGTCAGACTCGTGAACTCCCGATTGCAAGCAACTACAACACTTCGATTTACAACGGCGACATCGTTCGTATTTCGGGTGCTACTATTGTCAAAGAAGCAGGCACCACGACTGTTACGGCAACGGGTGTCGTAGGTGTATTCCTTGGTTGCAGCTACACCAGCCCAGCTACGGGTCAGAAGTTGTTCGCCAACTTCTACCCAGCTAATACGGTTGCTTCTGACATCGTGGCTTATGTGGCAGATGATCCTGATCAACTGTTTAAAGTCGCTGTTACTGGCGGCGCTACTTCGTCCACGATCACCCCGATTTCGGGCGCGATTCTGGGCGATAACCTCGCTATTTCGCAGCCTGCGTCGAACACCACTATTTCGGGTAACTCGAATATCGGTGCTTACGATTCCGGTTCTAACACTGACCAGTCGTTGCCATTGCGTGTTGTTGATCTCGTTCCTGAGACTACCGACTCTAGTACCCAACAGCGACTACAACCGCTGCCGGTAGCCCGCTCGTCTATACCACTACGGTAACTGTAAACGGCGGCCACTCGTATCTCAACCCGACTGGTCAAGCCAGCGTATAAGGGAGCTAAATCATGGCAATTTCACGCGCACAACTACTGAAAGAGCTGCTCCCCGGCTTGAACGCATTGTTCGGTCTGGAGTATGCTCGCTACGGCGAAGAGCACAAGGAAATCTACGAAACCGAGACTTCCGAGCGTTCGTTTGAAGAAGAAACCAAACTGTCTGGCTTTAGTGCCGCACCGGTTAAGAACGAAGGTTCTGCAATCGCGTACGACAACGGTCAGGAAGCTTGGACTGCTCGATACAACCACGAAACCATCGCACTGGGTTTCTCGCTGACCGAAGAGGCCATCGAAGATAACCTGTATGACAGCCTGTCGGCTCGTTATACCAAGGCGCTGGCTCGTGCTATGTCCTACACCAAGCAGGTCAAATCAGCGGCTGTCCTGAACAACGGCTTCACCAACTCCGCTCAGTACTACGGCGGCGACGGCGTACCTCTGTTCTCGGCATCTCACCCGCTGGTTGGTGGCGGCACTAACTCGAACATTCCTTCGACACCTGCCGACTTGAACGAAACCTCGTTGGAAAACGCTGTGATCCAGATCGCAGCATGGACTGACGAACGTGGTCTGCTGATCGCAGCTAAGCCACGTAAGCTAATCGTTCCTCCAGCTCTACAGTTCGTTGCTACTCGTCTGTTGGAAACCGAACTCCGCGTCGGCACCAATGACAACGACATCAACGCCCTGAAGAACAATGGCTCGATCCCAGAAGGCCATACGATCAACCACTTCTTGACCGATACGAACGCATGGTTCCTGACCACCGACGTTCCTAACGGCATGAAGCACTTTGTTCGTACCCCGCTGGCTCAGTCGATGGACGGTGACTTCGATACTGGTAACGTACGTTACAAGGCTCGTGAGCGTTATTCGTTTGGCTGGTCGGACCCACTGGGTATGTACGGCTCGCAAGGCGCGTAATAAGAGGGGGGCTTTACGCCCCCCTTTTTGTAGTATATAAAGTAGTTATTCCGGGATTTATCCGGTACGTCAAACAGGCTCCCGGCCTGACTTCATGCAGATTGACGTGCCTAACCGCATGAGGAAAAACATGGCACTTTCTACCACCCAAAGTATTTGGCGTTCGGGCGGCGGCGATCAAACTCGCACCGCATATTGTGGCTCCGGCGTCATGGCTGCTCAGTTCTACATCGCTGATGCTTCCCCAGCTACTGCTGGCACCAACGTCAAAGTCTCGTCTGCTTCGGGCGCAGCAAACCTCATTCTCCCGTCTGGCGCTGTTATCGTTTCTATTTCGGTAACTGATGCTGGTGCTGGTACTTGCGATATTGGCGCAACCGGCTACACCTCTGGCACGGCTGACAACAACTTCTTCGCTTCTGCGCTGGACGTATCTGCTGTCGGCACCACTTCGATTGGCTCGGTTGTGACAGGCGCGGCGCTGACAGAAATGTCGTATGTGACCGTGACCGACAATACTTCGGCCTCGGGCACTGTGGCTGGCGTAATCACTTACTTCGTCACCGATCCGCTGGTTGGTCAGCAGAACGTCTAATAATCTTAGGGGCTTCGGCCCCCTTTAAAACAAGGAGATTATTATGGCAATTGTATCGTCTATAACCAGAGTCGGAACTTACGAGCCGTTTGAGCTACAGGTTGCTCGCGGGCAAATTACGATGCACAAACCGTTATTTAAGTTTGGCATTAACGGCGATGTCGGCACGTCTGCAGAGACAGTTTGGGCGCAAGGCGGAACGTATGTATACCCCGCTTCTGCCACTGTAATGAAAATTTCTAGTT